TACGGCGACTACTGCGTCAATGACGTAGAGCTGACCTACCAACTGTGCAACATATTTATGCGCGCTGGATTCCCCAAGCAGGAGATGAAGATCATCGACCTGACACTGCGTATGTTCGTTGAGCCCATGCTAGACCTAGACCTCGGGCTACTCGAGGAGCACCTTGAAAGCGTGAAGCAAGCGAAGGACGACCTGCTCGAATCCTGCGGGGTAGACAAGAAAGAACTGATGAGCAACCCCAAGTTTGCGGAACTATTGCGCGATCTGGGTGTCGTGCCGCCAATGAAGATTAGCGCGACCACGGGCAAAGAAACCTACGCGTTTGCTAAATCTGACGAAGGTTTCAAGGCGCTTGAGGAGCACGACGACGCGCGTGTACAAGGGCTGGTAGCTGCACGGCTGGGCAACAAGAGTACGCTGGAAGAGACCCGCACACAGCGGTTCATCGACATATCCAAGCGGGGCCTGCTGCCTGTGCCCGTCAAGTACTACGCCGCGCATACCGGTCGGTGGGGAGGTGACGACAAGATCAACATGCAGAACCTGCCTAGTCGTGGCCCCAACGCCAAGCAACTCAAGAACAGTATCATCGCCCCCGAGGGCTACACGGTAATCGACTGCGACTCCTCGCAGATCGAAGCGCGGGTACTTGCGTGGCTGGCTGGCCAGCAGGACTTGGTGGACGCCTTCGCCAACAAGGAAGATGTTTACAAAAAGATGGCCGCTACCATCTATGGCGTAGCGGAAGACGCGGTAGACAAGCACCAGCGTGCGGTAGGTAAGGCCGTCATTCTGGGTGCTGGCTACGGCATGGGCAGCGTGCGGTTCCAAGACCAACTGCGCACCTTCGGGGTAGAGATAGAGCTGGACGAGGCACGTCGTATCATCGACGTATACCGCCATGCCAACGCTGCTATCAAGAACCTGTGGTCGGGGGCAGGCAACATGCTGCGCTACCTAGCCAACGGCGACAAGGTCAACTTCGGCCGTGAGGGTGTACTAGATGTAATCCCTGAGCAAAGTGGTATACTCTTACCTTCTGGTCTCATCCTGCGCTATGACGAGTTAGCTGGTCAGCAGGGCGAGAAGGGCGTCGAATATACCTACAAGACCCGTCGTGGTCGCGTACGTATTTACGGCGGTAAAGTGGTGGAGAACGTATGCCAAGCCTTGGCGCGGTGTATTATCGGCGAGCAGATGCTGGCTATCAGTGAGCGCTACCGTGTGGTACTGACAGTACACGATTCGGTAGTCTGCTGCGTACCCGACGCTGAAGTTAACGAAGCCCGAGCCTACATAGAAGAGTGCATGCGCCGCACGCCCAACTGGGCTACCGGCCTACCCCTCGACTGCGAAGCAGGCGTCGGCAAATCCTACGGAGAGTGTGAATAGTGAGCATAGTGCCTTGGTCTTTCAGCAAGATAAAAGCGTTTAAGCAGTGCCCCAAGCAGTTCTACCATGAGAAGGTACTGAAGCAGTATCCTGTTGTAGAGACCGAGGCCATGCGGTATGGCACGGAGTTTCACTTGGCTTGTGAGGAATATATCCGAGACGGCAAGCCGTTGGAGGAGCGGTTCGCATATGCCAAGCCTATGCTGGACTCACTCAATGCTAAGGAAGGCGAGAAGCTGTGCGAGCTGAAGATGGGCTTGACCGCTAACTTGCAACCGTGTGATTTCTTTGCGGACGACGTGTGGTGGCGCGGTATCGCTGACTTGGTAATCCTAAACGGCGAGGAGGCGTGGGTCATAGACTATAAGACGGGTAGGTCTGATAGGTATGCCGACAAGGGGCAGCTAGAACTGATGGCACTGGCCATGTTCAAGTACTACCCCAACCTGAAACGTGTTCGTGCGGGATTACTATTTGTCGTGCCGAAGAGTCTAATAAAAGACAGCTACAATCTAGACCAAGCACCCCCTATGTGGGAACATTGGATGCGTGAGTTTAATCGCATGGAGACCGCGTTCAACAAGGACGTATGGAATCCAAATCCGAGTGGGCTGTGCAAGCGGCACTGCCCTGTTGTCGAATGTGTGCATAACGGGAGGAACTAATGCCCTACACAAAAAAGAAGCGCCCGTACAAGAAAGAGTACCAGCAACAGAAAGCCAGAGGTGAGCACGAGGCTCGCATGGAGCGCCAGCGCGCTCGACGTGCTGTAGACAAGACAGGCAAAGATGCCAACAAGAACGGCAAAGCCGACAAGCGCGAGGGCAAAGACATTGCCCACAAGAAAGCGCTGAGTAAAGGTGGGTCGAACAAAGACGGCTACACCATACAGAGCAAGAAGACTAACCGTGCAGCAGGCGGCGCCATGAGCAGCCCCCGCCGCCGTAAAACCTAAAAATAAGTAATACCCCCGAGCCTACGGGCTCTGCGACGGAGAACTCGATGAAGATATGCAATGATAAGGCGCTATTGCTGCGCCTTAAAAACCCCGAGCGTGTGACTACGGTTATACCTAAGAGCAAGGAACTAGCAGGCAACCAAGTGCTAGTTAACTGGGGTATAGAAGAAACGCATGTACTCAAGAACCTAAACATCAATGTGCCCTCACCCATCGAGCGGCGCTACAAGTGGACGGGTAAGTACCAGCCGTTCGAGCACCAGAAGACGACCGCTGCGTTTCTGACCAAGAACCGTCGGGCGTTCTGCTTCAACGAGCAAGGCACCGGCAAGACCGCTAGCGCCATCTGGGCGTCGGACTACCTCCTCACAGAGGGACTTGTTAACCGTGTACTAGTTATCTGCCCTCTGTCTATCATGGACTCGGCGTGGCGTAATGACTTGTTTAGTTTTGCTATGCACCGCACGGTCGACGTGGCGCACGGTGCTGCGGCCAAGCGCCGCAAGATAATTAACGGCGGAGCGGACTACGTCATCATTAACTACGACGGCGTAGAGATTGTGGCGGACGACATTGCCAACGGCGGCTTCGACTTAATCATTGTGGACGAGGCTACACACTACAAGAACCCCAGCACCAAACGCTGGAAAACCTTGCGCGCCCTGCTCGGCCCCAAGACATGGCTGTGGATGATGACGGGCACCCCTGCTGCCCAGTCTCCGCTAGATGCGTACGGCATAGCTAAACTTGTTAACCCTGAAGGCGTACCGCGATTCTTTGGGTCGTTCCGCGACCAAGTGATGACTAAGCTAACCCAGTTCAAGTGGGTGCCCAAAGAATCCGCGACGGATACGGTGTACAACGCCCTGCAGCCAGCCATACGCTTTACCAAGGAAGAGTGCCTAGACCTGCCCGACATGGTATACGTCAAGCGCGAGGTGCCAATGACTCGCCAGCAGATTAAGTACTACAATGAGCTGAAGTCTAAGATGGTCATGGTAGCCGCAGGAGAAGAGATCACGGCAGCCAACGCCGCGATCATTATGAACAAGCTACTACAGATATCGTCAGGCGCCATATATACCGACAACGGCGAGACCCTAGAGTTTGATATAGCACATCGGTATAAGGTGCTACGCGAAGTAATAGACGAGTCTAGCAAAAAGGTGCTAGTGTTTGTCCCCTTCAAACATGCTATTGACATATTGACTGACAAGCTACGTTCGGAAGGGATACCGACGGACATAATTCGCGGGGACGTACCCGCCCATAAACGCACGGAGATATTCAACGACTTTCAGACTACCGACAATATCCGCGTGCTGGTTATCCAGCCTCAGTCCGCGGCGCACGGGGTAACACTGACCGCAGCTAACACTGTCGTGTGGTGGGGCCCAACTAGCTCCCTAGAGACCTACGCGCAGGCCAATGCTCGGGTGCACCGTTCCGGCCAAGACCACAAATGTACCGTCGTACAGCTCTACGGGTCAGCGGTAGAAAAGCGTGTTTACTCACTGTTAGATAACAGAATTGACGTACACACAAAAATGATTGACCTTTACAAAGAATTACTTGACTAAGTAATAAATAACAATTAAAGTACAAGTCCCAACACTTGTTGGCGCAACCAGAGGAGACCTAACTATGGAAGAGGCCGTGGCTCTACCAGAAAAACTGACCCGAGTGTACTTGAAGATTCGGGCCAAGAAAGCGGAGCTTGCCGCCGCATATAAAGAGCAAGACGCAGAGCTTACCCAGCAGCTGGATAAGGTCAAGAGCGCACTGCTAGGCTACTGCAAAGAGCAGGGCGTAGACAGTGTAAAAACTTCATCAGGTATGTTTTACCGGTCAGTACGGTCGCGTTACTGGACTAGCGATTGGGAGTCCATGCACAAGTTTGTCATGGAGAACAATGTCCCAGAGCTACTAGAGAAGCGCCTGAGCCAGACAGCCGTCAAGCAGTACCTTGAAGAGAACCCCGACAGCCTCCCTGCAGGCTTAAACGTAGATTCCGAATACATTATTTCGGTGAGGAAAAAGTGATGATGGGCCCATACGTAACTATCGACAAACTCGCGGAGAACTTCTCCGTATCAGTATCAACCGTACGCAACTGGATACGCCAAGGCGCTATCCCCAAAGAAGCGTACATCAAAGTAGGCTCTACCTACCGCTTCAACGTACGTGAGGTAGAAGCTGCCCTGCTGGCTAGCAGTGAAGGAGCTAGCGAAAGCGTGACCGTAGTAGCAACACCTGTAGACGCAGTAACAGAAGTCGGGGACGACTGGGCCGAAGAGCCCGAGTTTGAAGAAGAAACCCTCGACCTAGACGAAGACTATTAAGGAGAACACCATGAGCGAAGTACAATTATTCAGCAACAACGCCCTTGCAAACAGCGACCTGTTCAAGTCACTGCAAGAAACCAACACCGCCCTGACTGGCGGCAACGTAGGCAAGACCCGCCGCCGCATTAGCGTCAATGGCGGCAAGTTCCGTGAGATGGTAAACGGCGAACAAGTTTCTGTGAACAAGAACGACAGCATGAACATCGTTATTGTAGACGCCGCCCCTATCGGACGCACGTACTACGAGGGCACCTACAGCCCAGATAATGTGAGCGCCCCTGCCTGTTGGTCGGCAGACTCTAAGACCCCTGCCCCCGAAGTACCCGAAGAGACACGTCAGGCGTCACGTTGTGTAGACTGCCCGCAGAACGTCAAGGGTTCAGGCCAAGGCGAGACCCGTGCTTGCCGGTACTCGCAGCGTTTGGCAGTTGCACTCGAAGGCCATTACGACAAGGTCTACCAGCTGCAGTTAGCGGCTACGTCAGTGTTCGGCGACGCCAAAGATGGCAAGATGCCCATGCAGGCATATGCCCGATTCCTGTCCGCGCACAATACTCCGGCAGTAGCTATCGTTACTGAGATGTATTTTGACGAGGCGTCTAGCACGCCCAAGCTATTCTTCAAGGCGGTACGCCCGCTAGAAGAGCAAGAGCTCATCAAGGTCGTGGAGTTACGCGACACTGAGGAGACCAAAGACGCGATCACTATGACCGTGTCGCAGACCGACGGTGTGTCCGCTAAGACTGAGTCTAAGCCCGCACTGTTCGCTGACCCGAAGCCCGAGCCTAAGCCCGAGCCGAAGGTAGAAGCTGCTGAGCCTGCAGAGGAAGAAGCAGTAGAAGAGCCCAAGAAAGTTGTCACCAAGAAAGCAGCCGCCCCCACTGTAGACGATGACGACTTGAGTTCAATTATCGACAACTGGGACGACTGATCCCCCCTTCGATAATTCTCCGCTACGGCTAGGTTTCGACCGAAGAGGGTGCGCCGGCACCCCTGCCGTAGTGTCTTCCGGCATTGGGTGGCATAAATGGAAACAAAAAAATTCTTAGAATCAGTGCTGGGAGGGGACGGCAGCTATTGCGTGTTCGCCTCCAAACCAGCAGCCGACCGTAGGATTCAGAAGTTCTACGGCGATATAGACAAGGTAGTCGAGGCCGCACGTAATTTTGACGATGAGGGATTCGACACATATTTTGCGTTAGCCACGTTCAAAGAAGCGGGCTCGCGGAAAGTAGTTAACACGAAAGAGCTACGCGCGTTTTTCTTAGACTTGGACTGTGGGCCGTCCAAGGAGTTCGCTACGCAAGCTGACGCCATACAGGCACTACGCAAGTTCTGCTCGGCGCTAACTTTACCTAAACCTATCCTGATAAACTCAGGTCGTGGGGTACACGTATACTGGCCGCTTAGCGCGCCCGTAGCGGTTGAGGACTGGCTGCCGGCGGCAGAGCGGTTGAAGAAGCTATGTGCCCAGCACAAGTTCGACGCTGACCCGTCTGTCACTGCCGATGCTGCACGCATACTGCGCATACCGAACACGCGGAATTACAAGGCTGACCCGCCGTTGCCGGTTGGTATTATCGGACTGCCTCAGCCCCCTGTAGACTTCGACGTATTCGTAGAGCTGCTTGGCGGCGATATGATACC